GATTGCCTTGAAGGTCTTGAGGACGAAGGTTATTGATCGGCATCTGTACGTTCTGTTGCGGATCGTAAGTCATCAGTGGATTTTTATTACCGCCCATGTTAAAGCTCCTTCTCGAACATTAATGCAACAGTTTTTGCTTCCTCTCGCGTTTGTATCACATCAATCATCTGGCTGTTCGAGCTAATTCCCCGAAGTCTTTTGCACTTCTTTTCTTTACCTATCTCAACGATAGCATCATATAACTGTTTCCCCACAAGTTTCTTGCGCCAATTAGGATGAATGAACCACTCATGGATGAATATCTCATCATCATTTAAGAGTGTGTTATGGAACTTCTGGTATACAATACAGCCAACCAATTTGGTTTTTCTCCATACTATGGTAACTTCGCACGTTGCGAGAAGCTGCATGATATAGTTCGAAGCATTGTCGAAGTGAATAATATGTGGCGAACTGTCTTGATAACACTTTAGATAGAGTTGCCGAATCTCTTCGTAAAGTGTTTTGGTTATCTCGGTCTGATTACCCATTTTTCACCTGTAACCGCGAACCCTGCTAGTTTGACAAAGTTCGAAGAGAAGTCGTGGAACTTGAATGATACAAATTGTCCTTGTGCTAAGAGTGGAAGAACTGCCCAACCATCAGCCGACAATGTAATCGGGTTTGCATACGTTCCTGCAAAGTCCAGATCGTAGGAAATTGTAGCCGGAGGACGAGTCCATACTGATTCTTTCGTAAGGTAGAAGTGATGAAGAAACTTGACTAATTCCTGGAATTGGAAGTCGTAATACTTCGTGATGACATTGAAATTGTAGTTGCTTCCCTGATCCTGGAATCCCACAAACATCTGGATAATGTTGCCAGTTGGGAGGCTGTCGCCGTAGAACATGAAGCCAAGGTCGGACCCACCGGGCCACGACGTAATGCAGTTCGGGTTCCAGTTTGTAAATCTAACAAACGCATTGATCGAAGCGTCGAAACTGAAAACCAGATTGTTAGTGAGAGTACCGTTAAAAGGAATAGAGAGATGATAATAAGGGAGGTCCACGAAAGCAGCAGCATTAAATATCTCCGATAGTGTTGCATTCTGGAGTGACGGATCAATGTTCTGGGAGACCCTTGTCACAATGCCATTGATGAGAGTATAGATTCCGAGTCGGCTTCCTTGCCGCCCAAGAAAGAAATGGATTCCATTCATGTCTTGGAGAGACTTCGGGGCTATGAGTCCACAGTTTGCAACAAGTAGTTGAAGCTGAAAATTCTGAGTGTTGTCTCCAGAGAGACTAAAAATCTTTGTGTCCTTATAGATTATAAGCAAATCGAACTGTACAAGGATCTGTCGGATCTGACTTCCATCATCCCGAGAGATATCGATGGTGTTCGTTGGAGAGAAGGTGAATGCACCTGAATCACTGAAGTAAAGCTTGCTCGGGAAGCTAGGATCTCCAGCAAGGAACAACCGACCCTTATGAAAGTATGAATAAAGTGCAACTGGCGCTGAAGGATCAAGTGTTGCGATTGCCAACGTACCGGGAACAGTCTGAGTGATAGCCCACGGCTTATCTACTCCATTTGTGAAGATTGCCGTATTGAGGGCGGTAGTAAAGAATCCAAAGTTGGATGGGGATACGAGTCCCAAGATAGTGACGGTAAGTCCGTCGTCAGTAACCCAACCAATGTGGCCGTCTGCCAAGGCCCACAGGAAATACTTGTGGTTATCAGCAGTATAATATCGATAGATAGCGATAACTGGACTAGCGAATGGTATATTCGTGAATAGTACCGATCCGCCGCGTTTCTTAATGGCTCCCACAACATCGAAGAATCCATTTTCCACATCCAGTAGTTCATTGTCTCTGAGCATTGAGTTGACAAGGCGCGTGTTGATTCCGCCACTGAAGTCAAAGACTCTTTGTAGAACAGGCTCCGGTCCCGGAAGTTGTGGCTGTTTACCTTGTGCCGGTTGTTTAGGCATGAACTAGCTCCATCGAGAATCCGAATACAACCATCGTGGTATTTACTGTTGAATCAAGTTGTAAGTAAATTAGATCGTTGAGTGCAATCGGAACAGTATTGATAAGATTCTGGAAGACTACTATGAATGCACCTGCTAGACCGGACACTGTTTGTGTTAATGCTGTTGCAACTCCGTTCTTGTATAAGGTAAGTGTAAAGGTAAACGGTGCAGAAGCATTTCCAGCAACCTTCATCGTTAGATTCTTTGCTGTGCCATTATATGGTATAAGGATCTCTACTGTATTTCGAGGTCCGTTCTTAACTATCGTATTACCTGAATTGCAGATAAACAAACTATCTCCAGGTTCTACTAAAGAAAAGGCTGCTCTATCACCACCACTACCTGCAAGAAGTGTTGAGCCAGTTCCAGATGATGGTGACATTGGAACGTATTGATTCTGTGAAGTTACAAAGGTGAGAACTTGTCCATTGGTTGGAGGAGTATTTGAAACTTGAACCCCTTGAATCCGGTCCGTTCCAATGTGAAGTTGATCTGCTGCTTTTTGAATCTGGACATTCGTAGCATTCCGTTGCCAGAGAGCTTGTCCAAGTAAAGCATCACCAGACGCCCCTAATTGAGATCCTCCGGTAGATTCATGGATTAAGTGGGTAAGGAAGTCGTTCCGATGCCATTGTTCGTAGAGTGAGCGAGTTTTCCAGTACCTATCATCGGCTTCCTCAAATAACGGCATTACGCTCTCCGGTACATATTAGGATCAGGCATTCCGCCCATTGGTTGCATTCCAGGTTGTTGCTGCTGTTGCTGTGGAAGGATTGGGGGCATACCTCCCATCATCTGTCCGGGACCACCTTGAGGTTGTCCACCTTTCACTAATCCAATGCCAGCAGTAATAAGTTGTTGCAAGTGTTCGGGACTCAATGTAACATTCAATCCCTTTTCAGGATCAAATTCAAACTCAGGAATCATGCTGAATGGATTCGAAGGACCCTGTTGGCCCGGAGGCATAGGGTTATTCTGCATTCTCGCTCTATTGATTCCTGATCCAATTTGACTTCCTAAGTCCATGCCGCCCATATTAGTTCTCCGTTTTTTCGAATTCTGCTGGAATGTAATGACCAGGAAAGGTTTCGCAATTCTCCCGAACATCTCGACCCATTCGAGCCTTCTGATCTTTGGGGTTATGATGAGGTCCAGAGTTGCCTGAATTCACATCATGCTTTGCATAGTCTGGTGCATCTTTCATTTTGTCACCTCTTACCGGGATTTCCGGTTACTTCAGTTCTTCGCCGGGATTCCCGGAGTCCATCTGTAAGCTGCGTTGTGGAACCCGGTCCTTATCACCCATTGCATTACCGGCAACTTCACCTTTAGCCATTTTCTTTTTAAGAGACATTGCTAAAAGTTTCTTTGCGGCAGCAGACCGAGCCTTTGGATTCTTCGATTTTCGACGTGCCATTATCTATCCTCCCGTCCCCAAAAATCGTGACTATGAACGTACCTTGCGCGTTTCTCAACGCGGATTCTGGATTCGCTATATTGATTTGAAAGTGCCTGTTCGTATTCTCCCCTGTAGACTTGTCCCATCGGATGCTTGTCTTTTTCAAGAGACTTCCAGAGAACGAACTTGATGAGTACCTCTTCCCACGGTCTGTCAACATCTACGACATCGGCGGGGTTAGCCGGTACGGAAACGGGAGTAGCAAGACGATAGTAGTACATCTTCATTATCCCGGTATTGTCAGCAGGTGGAGGATAGACAAATACCTTGCCTGCCCAGAACCAGAACCAGATCGGCTGATTCGTTGGCATAAATCCAACCCCGAATTGGAACTGCTCCATTTCTGCGGTTTTGTCTTCAAAGAGAAGTGCATCCCCATTGAAGAACAATCCACTCGTATCACCGAACTCTTTCAAACGAAAGAAGTTAGCCGGTAGATCGTAATTGGTTTGTCCTGCAACGCTACTGAATTGGAATGGAGGAAACACTTCATACCGTGGGGGCAAGGTTCGAAAGGCAATATCATCCACGCCAAGATTCAACCATGCCGCAAGTTGGTCGTCACCGATCCAAGTTGTGAAGTTGATTTCAGCAAACCGATTCCTAAGTTCAGTAAGGTAATCCCCTACTGTGACGAAGTTGCCCATTTAATTACTCCTTAGATGCTACAACTGCTTTGGTTCTGTGAGAGAGTGAGTGAGCGCCGAGTTGTCGTTTGTCTTCAAACTCTCGATTACACACACCGCACGTTTCTTTGATATTCTCAACGAGTTCAACAACTTTCTTTCCGTTGACTGTTGCGTGTCGCATAATGTGTCGCCCGAGCCACATTGGAACTTTCTCTTCTGCATTTGGGTTGAGAGCATAGTCATCTCCGCCCCATTTAACCGAAAACATCTGGTCGGTGAGGTTACGAACTGTAACCATCTTGTCGAGGTAGGCTGTTTGGTTTTGTTCTTGAAATCCCATATCATACTCCTTTAACCTATTTTACTTGCACTTAAAGTTGGAACATAATATGTTCCACCTGTATTTTGCGGAGTTGAATTAAATGCCCCGCCACCATTTTGCCACACAACAAATTCCACGTAATCTCCAGGAGTTAAATCTACTATAGTTTGAACTTGATCTAGTTCATCTAAGGTTACTCCGGCGTCTCGATGGTGTTGTTGAGAGGCGTAAATATTAGTTCCATTTTTACGAATATTCAATATATAGGTGGTACTCACAGGAAGTGTAAAATCCATGTCACCTATAATGAGATATTTACCTGCAGTAACACAAGTTAATCTAGTTGGATTTACTAGACTAAACATGGTGTCATCATCCCAATCTGCAGTATCAAAAGTTAACGCTGTAAAAGTTGTATTAGGAATTGATTGGGCTGCGGTACTATGAACTCTAGTATTTTTAAATGTTGCACTACCTCCAGAAGTAGTCGCACTAACATCAACTCTATCGGAACCTGGGTTGTCAGTAACAGTCCAAGTAACGCTTCCGGTATCAACGAGGTTAACTTCCTTGCGAGTTCCCTGAACAACTCCACCGTGAGCAACTTGAACTTGTTGATTGGTAGTATTCGGAACAACCGATAATGTTCTATCAGCAGATAGGTTACCTCCACCAGTTAAACCAGTTCCAGTATTAATTGCACGGGTAGCCGAAACTTTATTGTTAAAGGTATTCCAATCAATGCTAGACAAGAAACCATCAGTAGCAACACCAGATTGTGTAATACCAAGTGTTCTATCTGCTGATAAGTTACCTCCACCAGTTAATGGTGCAGTAGTGTTAATGTTACGAGTTGCCGGAACGCCGCCTGCGCCGCCAGCGTTAAACGAATTCCAATCGCCCTGACTCAAGTAGCCATCATGCGTGGCATCTGCGACATGCATTGATAACGTTCTATCAGCAGATAGATCTCCACCGCCAGCAATAGGGGCTGTAGTATTGATAAGCCGCCCAGTTCCCACAACGGAAGTAGATCCCGCAGGACTTTGATTAAGTGTTACATTTGTTTGAACACCAGGAACATCTGCACCATTAAGAGAATTACTGATAAAGTTAACTGTATCCTCTTGGGGAAACAATACTCCGTTAACTTTGACAAAGGTATAGGCACTACCTCCACCGCCACCTGTCAATAAGTTAATTGGCGCCCCTCCGTTCTCAGAGGCTTTAAAGCGATTAGACGGTCCATCATAATAGATGATACCCGCATTTGGAGGCGAAAAGAACGGTCCAACAATTCCGCCCCAAACTACTTGCCCGTTTAATGTTAATCTTTGGCCCAGGGCATCCCAACCAAAATTTAATTGTCCAGGATTCGTTCCCATTTTTGTCTCCTTATTGTGTTTCGATTACTTTGTAATTCCAGGTGTAAGTTGTTCCTACTGTTTCAGCAACCGAAAAGTTGATGCTAAATCCGGCAGTTGTACTTGTGACAAAAATTCCACGAAGTACAGAATCTAATGAAGCGTTATTGTTAGCCGGAGTAATCACAACTATAGGCGCTACATTATAGGCTTTGTTAAAGTTAACTGTTGTTTGAATACCCGATGCTGTTGCTAAACTACCTGTCGTTAAAGTCAACTGGCCGGCACTATCGGTCGCATGAGCTACTGAAGACGTTGCTCCAGTTCCAGCGTTTGCGTTCGTCGTAGTTGTGGGAGCAGTTGTTTGAGTTGACCGTTGATGGCCGTCTTTGTGAGTTAGAATGGCATTCGTTGATTCAGAGGCCCCACCAATCTCTATTGCTGCAATCCCGTAATGTCCAGTTGAAGTATATGCACCACCGGCATTTACAGTTAGAGTAGCAACGTGTGATGCTCCACCCTCTGCTCGATACGTTCCACCATTGTTTACTGTTATGTTAGCGCGGGTAAACGAAGCCAACGATCTATATAGTCCGTTAACAGTAACGGTCTTTGCTCCGTTAGAACTTCCAATGATTGCTCCATGATAAGCAACTAAAGTTGAACCGGCATCAATGCTGATATTCCCGTTCATTTCAGTTGCCCACACAACCCAGAAGGTTCCTAAGAATCCAGCAGGAATGTTCAATCCATTGTTGGTTATAAAAGTTGTGTCCCCACTGTTTTTCTGTCCAACGTAGTTGATATGCCCACCAAAATTAACGTTCGTTATATTTAATGCACCTATAGTTTGGCTATTAACAAAAAATATATTCTGAACATTATTAAGTGTGATGGTTCCACTTACAGAGCAGTTTACGAGTTGAATTTGGTTACTTCCTAAATTTCCATTATTCGTTGGACAAGTGAAATTCAAAGTTCCGATACCAAGATTGTTTATACTAAGCGCCGCTTGAGTTGTATTATTTACCGTACTCTGCAATGTCGTTATAGACGATCCATTACACCCATCAATTACAAGATTAACAATCGCCGCACTACCGAGTTCTACCGTTTCGCTGTATGTACCGGCCCCGATAATATCTATGAGATAAGGAATTGACGCGGAATTGTCTCCATTAGAGGCAACTTGATTGACGGCTGCTTGAACTGTTTTGAATGGTCTGCTTAGAGAACCATCAGCAGTATAACTATCTGATCGGTTTTTATCAACAATAAGGGTCTTTAATCCAGAAGGATACTGAAGATTCGCAACACCAAGATTTGATGTACTATCTCCAGCATTAAGTTCTCCGGTAAGTGGATTGAATGTTAATTTAGTTCCCATTACGTTCTCACCACACTTTGGAAGTTACCAGATCCGTCATACACGATGGTCAACGTTGCAACGGGAGCACCGCCAAGTCCACCTGTCTTATAAAGAATTGTGGTAGGGCGGTCAGAACCGTCAACGACTGTCACTTGTATTGTATCATACGCAACTGGAACAAGAGCTGCAATATTGAGGGCTTTCTGTGTTCCATTAGTTTGATTCGCAAGAATTGTAGCCAAGTTATCAGTGTCAGTTGCAATCTCAGCCAAAGTTGCTTGTGTGGCAAGACCTGTCGTATTCGTAACAATCGTTGCCAAATTGTCTGTGTCGGTAGCAATCTCAGCAAGAGTCGCTTGAGTAGCTAATCCGGTCGTATTAGTTACGATTGAATTGAGGTCAGCAATTTCGGTCGCCTGATTCGCCGAAGTCGCTGCCCCTGTTGGTAATGCTGAAGAACTTACTGTCACATTTCCGGTATCGACATGAACTGTCTTACCATCAAGTGAAGAGAGACTTGCATTCCCGGTAGCCTGTGCAGCAGATGTCGCCAAGGTAGAAAGATTGGCGTCCAGATGATCGGTATCTAAAGCGATCTCTGCTAATGTGGCTTGGGTTGCAAGTCCAGTTGTGTTTGTCGTGATTGTCGCGAGGTTGTCGGTATCTGTCGCGATTTCTGCCAGAGTTGCTTGGGTAGCCAACGTGGATAGATTCGCGTCAAGATGGTCTGTGTCTGTGGCTATTTCATTGAGAGCCGCAATTTCAAGAGCTTGGTTCGCAGCCGTAGCTCCACCGGCAGGAGGGGCGCTTCCAACCAGTGAACCATCTGGATTGACAACAGCTTGTGCTGTATCTGCTCCAGGGACAACTGATCGGTAAGAATACCGTTCCCGTGATTCTAAATCTTCTGGATCAAAATTAACTGGCATAGTTGTCCTCTCTAGAATTGTGTTTTGTGTTCACGAATACCGCCGTCAACATATACTCGACGACCGAACTCCATGTTCGATTCATGAACTTCTTTGGCTTTGTCAGCTTTGATTTTGTTATTCCACTTGTCGATATACTCTTCCCATTGCTTCGGAGTTCGCTTTCGCAAGTCTCCGTCATCAAGAGATTTGAATACACGGTTGTCCAAGTGTTCGTAGTGTGCAATCTCATGGTGTCGCCCGTACTGATCTTTTCGGACGATCACCCAATCATGTTCTATCTTGTCACGAAATACGAGCAGGTTCTCATCTAGCTTCTTCAATTCTTTCTTGAAGTCACTATGAGCTTCATCAATCCACCAATCCCGCATTCGGAATAGTGACTTATCCATTATTCTCGACCCATGAACTCAGGAGTAAGAACTAGGTTCGTCACACTTAATCCACCGCCGACAGTCACATCCATCTCAATCATGTCGCCCTGACTAATCAAAGCAAGCTGATCGAGTTGAGAGTCACTCGGGGGCAAGTAGGACACACCGGAAGCGAAGAACTCTTGGAAGTAGGGGTTAACCATTGCAACAGTCACAACGCCCGTATCAAGTAGAACAACACCTGTGGTGTCGTCAGTAATGACAACCCGCAGAGTTCCACCGGCTACAACCGTGCTGGCGCTAACTTGAAGGCCAACTACAGTTCCTCGGAAGTGAGACTTTAAGAGTGCGGCGTCAGGAATACTTGCCGACACAGCACCAAGTGAATATTCAAAATACTGGAGCTTATGTGGATCTCTTTGGTCAATACCTTTGGTTCGAATCATTTTATTGTCTCCTTGGATAGTTGTCCCCCACCGTAGAAAGGAGGGTGATCACGTCCTACACAGTCTACGGTGGGATACTAACTTTATTGGTGATACTACCAACTTACTTAGTTGTCAAGAACAGTGGTTTCGACAACTTGGAAGATGTCATCGATTCGGGTGTTCCGAGCCGGAGCGTCAGTGCCGAGTTCGCCCATCCACCGCATAGCGGCTTCGAACAAGTCCTGGCCTTGATTACCGACAGCAGAAGCACGAAGAATAGATCCATCTTCGTCGATCCACTTGAAGTCCTGTTGAACGAACAACCGCATAGTAGGCGAATCCATTTGATAGATTCGGTTATACTGGCAATGTCGGTCGAAGTCAAACGGGATCTTACCGTTGAACATCAGTTCCTTCTCCACTCCACCTTTGAGGTCGAGGGGTTCGAAACGAACGTCCGGGGTAAGCAGATTGATGTACTCTCGGCGAACGCCCATGTGAGCAAGCATTCGGTCGATTTTTCCACCGCCACGTTCATACGCGATGTCAACACCACGTTGAATAAGGTCGAGTGAGAGTGGGCGGAGTATGCCGCCATTGTTGAGAACCGAGGAGCGCCACGGAGCAACTGACGCGCGGGGAATGCCCTGAAGAGTCGGGACAAATCCACCGTCATCGATGAGTCCAAGAAGACCCATGATGGTTGCACCAAAGTCGCCCGAGTTTGCGACGAGGTTTCCGATGACCAACGCGGAAGCTGCCGAAGCAGGTCCCACGGTAACGGAAGTGGTAGTATTCACGGTGATCACAGTAGCGTGAGAGACTTCCACGCCGCCTTGAATGAATCCGAGAATCATACCGTCTTTTAGATACCGAGTCGTATCAACGGTGATTGTGTTATTTCCCACGGTGCTGAGAACGATATTCGCTTCGATAACAGCGAGAGTGCCTGTCCCGTCACCATGCAAAATCACATCGAAATAGTCTTTGAAGTCCTCCATGCCGTATTCGATTTCGGCAGAGAGCGCCCGAGCGAAAGCCCCTTCATTGTCCCGAGATTCAACCATCGTCGGTCCGGTGATCTGGATGCGACCATAGAAGTTCTTCGAGCTAATGAGCGACTTTCTATACCCTTGCTGTCCGGCGACAGGCAGAATCGCGTTGTCGGCGCGGAACCCGAATCCGGCATTTCTGCTGGATCGGATCGGATAAACGATCTGGCGACCGCTCCATCCTTCCGTAGTTCGGGCAAACAGCTTGAGCAATTTGACTTCAGAGTTCAGTACGTTACGGATGTAACCCTCATAATAATCCTTGAGGACTGCATCAAAATTACTTAATGTCTGAGCCATGTTAGTTTACACCACCTATTTTTATTATATTCCGCCGAGTTGTTTTAACCTCTCGGCAACTGCTTTTTCCATTCCTTCGCGAGTCTTTGGGATCTCGACAGGCTTGGTGATACCGGCAGTTCGGCCACCTGCACCTTCCGACATTGCACCACGTTGACGTTTCCGTTGCTCGGCTAGTTCTTGCAGTTCGGCTCGAACGCGCTGAGTCATCTCATCATGCGATACTCTGGCGACTGACTCCATATCCACATCTGGATCTGCCGCAATCGCACTGAGTACGGTATTGCGGTCCAGTTTAGGATACTTCTTACTTAAGGTGGCAAGCTCGGATTCGATTTCAATGAGATTTTGCTTGGTAGCTAATTCGTGTTGAAATGCGGCTATGCCTTGAATCTGTTGTTGCTGTTGGCGAATCGCTTGTGCGTATGGATCCTCCGCGTATGGGTCTTGCGAAGATTGTCCGGTCACAACTCGTTGCGCCTGTGCTAAGAGATACGGATCGCGTTGTTGAATGACCCCTATCGCTTTTTGAAGCTCGGCAAGCTGTTGCAACGATGCCTGCTGTTGCCTCTTTTCGTCAGCAAGAGCCTGTGTCTTTCGTGTGTAGTCCTCTTGCCTCATGAAACCTTTTTCCCACTCCTCAATCTGACTTGCTTTGTACTTCTTCCCACGAATTTCAACTTCAACATCATTCGCAGATTCCGCACCTTGAGAGTGTTCCTGATCGAATTCCCTCAGGAGTTCCTCGGGATTAAGTTGATCTGACATTTTATCCTCCTACTTGTTTATCCCCGACCCTGACCTCCGGGAATACCTGTTGGTTGTGGAGCCATCTGGCCTTGCGGCCCTTGTGCGCCAGGAGTGCCTTTCTTACCTTTCTTAGGTGCAGCTTGTGGTTGTTGCGGAGCCATCATCTGCATCATCCGGTCGAGAGCCTGTCCGTGCATCTGACGGTGTTTGATGAATGCTGCCTTAATGTCTTCCGGCATCTTGTGACCCTTGGATTTGAGGATACGATCATGACCGTTAAGATGCAGCCAGTGATCGTGGAACTCCTCAACCTTCGGGATTTCTCCATTCTTGAGAGATTGATTCTCGTCCTGGATCAGTCCTTCTTCTTCCGCATTGTCAGCAAATATTGTAGCAACATCTCCAAATTCCAACAAACGGAGTACCCGTTTCCGGGTCTTGTCATCTCCCGGGTTCCCAAGCAGACCCATCTGATAGTATTGCATGATCTCTGCACGTCTGACTTGTTTGGATTGGGGGAACTCTCGTCCACTTTGCACCAACACCCTTGTATTGCCTTTGAGTTCATCACCTGATGCTTCGAAGGATTCGACCTCTTCAGTTTCAATATCGAAGACGGTCACTTCTTGGTCAATCAGAAAAAACTTTTCAAACAACTGCAACATGGCACTAAAGA